TTTGATACTACAGTATGTGAAATGGAGGTAAGTATAAATGGGAATTAATACACATTATTACACGGTTTATGGTGTAAAGATTGACGAGTTCTCGGAAGAGTTCTCAGAAGATTGGGATGAAGTCTATGATGATACCAAAGACAATAAGGATATGGCAATTATCCTAGACGGTATGTCTGGCTCTTATATGATCTTTGGTAAGATTCTTTTTGACTCGGGTGACCTACGCTGGGGTGATTATGAAGATGTGTATTCAGAGATTGATTTAAATAAGCTTAGTGAGTACAAAGAGAAGTGCATAGAGCAGTTCATGAATTACTTTCCTGCGTTTGGTTATTATATGGACCTCGAATGGAAGCTCATGACGTTCGTTCATTATAGTTGAGGTTTAAAGATTATGGCTAATATCAAGATTACAGATGAAAAACTCGAGCAGTATAAGAGGCAGTTAGGTAAGTTACGTTCCTGGCATACAGGATGGACTGATGCTGGAAAAATGGCACCGCCAGGTTCGGAAGTTCTTTGGCAGCTTGATATGATGCTGAGAGACAAGGAAGCTAAATGATGATGGTATTTCCACCACTACCCAAAGGTAAACCAGAGGGCTGGACTGATCAGGTCTGGAGATGGCGTACTGGTACAGATCACAAGATCTGTATCTTTGAGTATGTGTGGAAGTACTGGATTAAGCGAGGTAGATAATGTTTGAAGTGAAAAACCGCACAGTAGAATCTTGGGGTCCGCTGGCTAATGTGGATCAGAAGGTATTCGATAAGCTCCTGAGCAAGCATAATGCTCGCGATGAAGTTAAGAGCTTTGTCAAGAGGCAGAAGAAGCTCAAGACCTATTTGGTTAGCTTTATCAAGGAATGGCGTTCTGATCAGTTTATGCTGCAAGCTGAAAGCGACGATGATATCAGCACAGTAGCTCGCGAGTACTTTGAGTTGAATCGTGATAAGATTGAATTCAAAGAAAAACGGCGCGCTTCATGGGAAGGTGAATCACCCGGTTATCATAGCTTTAGTTATGTAAGGGTGCGCAAGTGACCGATGAAGTATCACAAACAATGTTGTCGTTAACACATTCACAGAAACAAGCTCTCCTCCGCACCAATGGCCGTGAGCTTTCAGATAAGCAAACAGCGCGGGCAGTGCTTGCTGGACGTTTAACCGACTATAGCTACCGGCCAGCAAAACTTACTCGCTTAGGTATATCCGTATATAATTTTCTCAAGGATCAACATAAATAGGTCGAAAGATGACAAAGTTATATAAATACTTCTAACAAGGGAGTATTGTATGGCGCATATCTATAAGACCACCAATATGATTAACGGTAAAATCTATATTGGTAAAGAAAAACATAATGACAAAAACTATCTAGGATCAGGTAGAATCCTTAACAACGCTATCCGTAAGTATGGTAAAGAAAACTTTACTAAAGAGATTCTTGAAGAATGTTCGCTGGATATTATAGACGAGCGCGAATGCTATTGGATCGAGCGTTGTAATTCTACAAACTGGGATATTGGTTACAATATAACAAAGGGCGGTACAGGCGGCGACACTACCTCTCTTCATCCAGATAAAGAAGCAGTGATTGAGAAAAGAAGTAACGGAATTAAAGAGTGGCACGATCAAATGACACCCGAGCAAAAAGAACAATGGATTGAGAGTATCCGAGCCAAACGTAAAGGTAACTCTAAAAAGGGTACGAAACAATCACCTGAGACAATTGCAAAACGGGTCGCATCGTTTAAATCTAAGCCGAGAAGTGAAAAGGCGACTAATAGTCATAAAGAAGCGATGGCTGAAAGACGTGGTAAACCTTTCCCTGGAAAATATAAAAAGGTATTGATTGATAATGTCGAATATGATAGTATTAAACATGCTTGTGAGGCTTTAGGTTTTAAACATGGTAATTCAATATATCAAAAAGTTAAAAGAGGTAATATGACGATGGTGTATCTATGATTGTAGGTGTGGTATTCAGTAGTTTCGATCTCCTCCACGCAGGTCATATTATGATGCTCGAAGAAGCCAAGTCGCAGTGCGATTGGCTCGTAGTAGCTCTGCAGTCTGATCCTACTGTGGATCGACCAGAGAAGAACAAACCCATTCAGACGATGTACGAACGATATATCCAGCTCCAAGGCTGCCGATATGTCGACGAAGTCGTCCCTTATACGACCGAAGAGGAAGTCCGACTCATTCTAGAGTCACGCCACTTCGATGTCAGAATTATCGGTGAAGACTATAAGAACAAAGACTTCACGGGTAAAGATATATGCGATGAACGTGGTATTCGTATATATTATAACAGCCGACAGCACCACCTGTCTTCTTCTGAACTTCGTAAAAGGATCAAGGACAAATGATGAATTATAAGCTCGTACAAACCGGTATTGAAACTGTGCCTGACACCAATGGTAAGTTCGCAGGTGCCGTATATGATATCCTCGAAACTACGACCGATCAAATCGTAGCAGAGGGTATCCATGGTTATAGGGATGAAGCAAAAAGACTCTGCCGTCATCTGAACATGGGCGGTGGCTTCGATGGTAACACGCCCTCGTTCTTTCTAGCACGTATCCCCAGACAAGCTTTTTTTGAAAATAACGGTTGACCTTTTTATAAAAATCACCTATAAGAAATTATAGAGTGAAGAAAAGGAAGATTGAGATGACCAACCGTTTTCGTGCTATCCGTGAAGAATCAAATCGCAGCTTCATCAAGCATCAGTACAAGATTGTGTTTGAACATAATCGTGGCTATGTTGTTGGCCGTATGCGTTTTGAACCTAAGGCTGGTTGGACTGTTCGTTGCTCTGAATGTGACGAAGATCTTCAGTATGCAGTGAGCGCTAAGCTCGCTAGCGAAGGTCGTAAGTTTCCTTTTGCTCGTGCTCTGGAATTGTTCCGTGAGGCTTATGAAGAGCTGGAACAAGAATGTGCCGTAGCAGCCTAATCAGCTGTTGACCTTTTTATAAAAATAACTTATAAGAAATTATAGAGTGAAGAAAAGGAAGATTGATATGGCTTATCCGAAAAATGTTCTTGTTGGTGATCGTGTTCGTTATGAATCAGCTGCTGGTACAATCCGCGGTGAGGTTGTTAAGATCATGAAAGACCGTAACGCTTGTGGCGATCTGATCGATTGGATCTATGTCGAGTATTACAACGAGAAGTCGCCTTCCAAGTACTCGATCGCTCGTCTCGCCGAGACCGCTTTACCTATGATGAATTTCAAAATAATCTTCCGGGATTGGGATGCAGAGAATGAACGATTCCGTTATGACGCAAGTGAGGAGAATGCATGATGATAATTACAGATACATCTATTAAGTTGAATGATATTGTTACCCTTAAGATGGTCGGGGGAGATGAAGTTGTTGGTAAGCTGCTTGACGAGCGAACTGATAGCTATGTCGAACTTAGTAAACCGCTGGTTGTTATGATGGGACAACAGGGATTCGGACTGGCTCCGTATATCCTGACAGCAGGACCTGATACTGCTGCTAAAATGGATCGTTCGCACGTCATTTCGATGGTCAAGACTTTCGATGCTGTCGCCAAGCAGTATATCAAACAAACCAGTGGACTTTATCTGTAAATTGGGTTATAGAGAATATCTTGATAAGGAGATTTTTGCATGACTATTATTTCTGCTAAGCGTCCTCAGTTGTCTGATGGCACCGGTGTTAACCTTCGTTCGTTGGTTGATTTTCTTCGCTCTGCTCAGGTTTCTCTGCGCGACAATGGCGAGGATGATGCGGCTCACTATTTTGAGATGTTCGAAGAGTATCTGGTTAAGGATGTATCTAACGGTAAGCGGTTCGGTTATACCGACAAAGTTTTTGGTTTGTAAGGAGTTTATATAATGGCTGAAATTTTAATTTCAATATGGGTATTGGTAATCCTTGGTGGTGCATTGTGTGCGTTTCGGCTCTATCGGTTCAGTAAGTTTATGCAGACAGAGATTGAGAGCATTGGCCATATGCGTAGAATTGGTCAGCGAGATATAACATACCCTGATGTAATGGCATCATATGACAACCTTAAATGGTATGATATGTTCAACTACAACTTCCGTAGCTTAATTGTATACGATCGTGCATATTGAGTTTGTAAAACATCAGAAGACGAAATATGGTCGCATTGACTATACTTTTATAGACCGCCATACGAGCGAAGAGATCGCGTTCGGATCTTATAATAATGAAGGAGACTTTGAGATACTCAATCTCCGTGAAGGTGGTACAGATAAGTATGTTAGTGCGGCCGTTGCGTACGTTGCTTTAAATCGAAGTCTGGAGCGATCGTACGGATACTAACACGGGCAGTGCCCGTGTTTTTTTCGCATAAATAATTCTATCCCCCAACTAATTATGGTATATCATGCAACACAATCTGATCATCGGTGGCTTTTCAGGCTACGACATTAATACGATTAAGCCTTGGGTTAAATCCATATCAAAAATCTGGCAATGGAATGTGGATAAAGTTGCCGTTGTAGGTGACACCAATGAGGAAACGCTAACGTTCCTCGACCACCATGGTTTTAATATCGTTCGAATGCAAACACCCGAGGGCATGGCAGTTCATGTCGCTCGATTCCTACACATCTACGAATATCTTCGCCACCATCACCACATTTATGATAAAGTGGTTACCACTGATGTGCGCGATGTTATTTTTCAGACCGATCCTTTCGAATGGATGGATCAGAATCTGGGAGACAAAAAAATCGTTACCGGCTCAGAAGAACTAAGATACAAGGATGAGCCATGGGGCAATCAAAACCTCCTGCAAACTTATGGCCCATACGTATACGAGATTTTTAAAGACAATGAAGTCTTTAATGTTGGGGTGCTCGGTGGTAAGAGTGAGTATATCAAGGACCTTGTCTTCAACGTTGTGACTAATTCTGTCAATCGCCCTATTCCCGTTGTGGATCAGGCTGTGTTCAACGTTTTAATCCGTACACAACCATATAAAGACTGTGTAATGTTGGCGAAACATTCCGATGGGTGGGCATGTCAGGCAGGTACAACGGCCGATCCTAATAAGATAGACTACTTTAGATCAGTGCTGCTAGATCAAGAGCCCATACTAAAAGATGAAGAGGTATACACTCCCGCTGGTAAGAAATTCTGTATTGTACACCAATACGATCGCGTACCTCAATGGCATAAGATAGTTAATGCCAGATATGATGTAAAGTGAGTGGAGCATACATTGAGCGATTTCGTTAATCCTACATTAATTACGATGTTTCATGACATCAATAGGCACACATGGTCTGCGTTCCCTAGGAACACTCAGGCATATATTGATTCGTTTGACATATTTCTGCAATATGATTACGATATGATCATATACGTCGATGACAAATATGTAGATACCTTGCAAAAGCGTATTGACCATTACAAATCACCCAATAAGAGATTGGTGCCTATCAATCGTCAGTGGCTGATAGACAATCTTTGGTCATGGTCACGGCTGGAACAAGAAAAGGCTGTAATGGCGAGCGCATCGTACAAAGAGCTTGTGAAAGATAGAATTGCTGCTTCTTATCCAGAAAACGTCAATCCAGAGTATACAATTCTCACTCACAGCAAGATAGATGTGGTTAACCACGCTATCGATAACTACGACGTAAATGAATACGTAGCATGGGTAGACTTCGGATATTTCCATAATAAAACATCAACTCAATTCCTACCTAAAGGTCCTTTCAAAGCAGACAGGTTTAATCTCGATCGTGTTAATATCTGTCTTGTTAATGATATTGACGAACGGGATAGCGATTTAGTATACACGCTCCAACAAGC